CCGCCGTAAGCTCCGCGGTACATCGCTTCACCGGTGAAGACCGGAACAAGCTTTGGCGGGAGTTTAATCCGTGCCGTCGACATCTGCCGGCACCAGCTCAATGCGCGTGACCTTGACCGGAATAGGCCCGCCGTCAGGTCCGCTGTGCTCCTGCGTCACCTTCTCGCGCCAGTCTTCCGGGCCGGCGTTCTTCAACGCGAAGATCGTCGATGTCACGACAGGTCCGGTGTCGGCCGAGAGCAACCGGCGCTCAAGGAACAGCTGCCGCTTGACCTGGGCGAGCTTTACAGTGTCCGCAAATTCCGGATGACGCTCCATCCACTCATAGACGCGCTGGCGATGGATGCCGAGCACCGCGGCCGACGCGGCGAGCGAAAGTCCCTCTGCCATCAGCGACAGGATTTCCTCGCCCATCTCTGGCTTGAAATCTGTCGGTCGCCCTCGATCGGCCATTCCTGTCTCCGAAACGCGAAACGCCCGCCGCGGAAGACCGGGACGGGCGTAATAATTCACTTTGCATTTCTGACATGACTGATTTGCAAACTGCTGTCAATCCCGAAATGCGCGACAAGGCAATCCAGTCCGCGGCGCAGATGGTCGAGCGCTTCGAAGCTATCAACCTTGCGCTCGAACACGGCATGGTCACGCACAGCTCGCCTAGCCTTGTTGCCAGCTTCCCAACAGGCCTCGAATGCAGCGTCATAGCGTTCTTTAATCCGGCGAGCAGCTTCGGCTTCCAAGCCGCGAGCCATCGACGCCCCGACCCGAACCAGGTCGACCGAAACCGGATGGATGGGCGGGATTCCCCACACCATGCGGTAGCTTGAGGCCAGCATGGCGTACAGCTTGCCAGCTTCGTACTGAGCCGGCGTGATGACCTCGCGCAACATCAACCGACCGAACTCCGACTCGGCCTCAGGCCATTCTCGGACTTCGCTGTCCAAGCCCCGCCGATGCGGCTGCGCCGCGACCTGGGCTTTCGGGTTGACGTAGGTGCGCGCGATCCGCCCGTTGGCCTCTCGCCTGCCCTTTTTTCGCGGTCGTCCCACCATGATCTGGATTGCCCCTTGTCGGATTGGGATGGTTTGTCGCGTCCAGCAGATGCCCGGATTGATCACGCGCAGATGTCCTCTACCGGATCATCCAAGTCAGCCTTGCTGTCATGGATGGCGTCCAGCGGGTCGCCCACGCTCCGACGAACTGCTGTGATCGTGGCGCCCGGAAACGTGTTCTTGACCTTCGCCATATCGGGATAGGCCGCGAGAATGCGTCCTACCTCGTCGAGCGTGTAGACCGTGACCTTTCGGCCTTCCGCGATAACGTGGCTGGCACTGGCGTTGTCCGGCACGATGGCGATGACGTAGGCGGCGCTGGTCGGATCATCCGGCATACCAGGATCGGTGACGGCCACCTCCCACACCTGGGGATGCAACGGCTGTTTCCCTGCGGCGGTCGCCGCCTTGTCGAGCGCCAGCCACGCCGTCGTCATCCGGTTGGCCTCGCGGCGGACCTGCTCAAGGTCGCCATGCCAAACGGCCTGGTTGAGCAGGTAACGTTGGCGGTCGAACTTCTCGCGAAGCTCTGGGCTCACCAACAGCCGCAATCGGTCGGCGCCCCACTTCGCTTCCATCTCGGCCGCTATCTCGTCGGCGCCGTCGAGGTAAGCGCGGCCCGAGATGTACGTGCCATTCGAGCGCGCCCATGACCGCTCGTCCGACATGGGGCGGAGCGTCGTGTCGCCGGCGATGATGTCCTTGGTGCGGGCCATGATTACGGCCTCCGCTCCGGCGAGGTGCGGGCCTGCCATTCGTCAGCGATACGCACGTACCAGGTATCGCGACGCTTCCCGGCGATGGTCTGAATCGACGTAACGCGAGGATCGATTTTTTTGAAAAGATCAATGCATCCCCGCATGTCGGTGCAACTGTGATCTTCGAGATGCAGAACACCAGCCTTGGACTTGAAGTCGTATTCCAGCTTCACGACGAAGCACTGGACGCCATCATCAAAAATCAGGCCATCGGTTTCTTCTCTCGCCATCACGATCTCCATTGGGTTGGATACCTACGCACCGCGCGCCGTAAGGCGCTGCGGGTTACTTTAGTAAGGGTCTGTCTGGACATTTGTCCGGCATGGTTTTTCAATGACTTAGCTGTGGCTTCTGGACATATGGACAACGAATGTCTGGACAATGATTTCAATGACTTAGCTAGTGCTTCTGGCGCGTCTGGACATATGGAAAACATCTCAATCGAGCCTGCCTGTCACCTGAAAACCGGCGGGTCTCTTGTGCCGATCCCGCTCCTTAAACGTGATGATTTTGTTGAATGCCCACTCATCGAACAACGCCTTCACGGCACCTGCCGGCAGCGCAAACAGTTTACTGGCATTCTGGATTGCGTAGCGACCTTCATGCTTGGAACGCTCGTGCGGAGACCACGGTTCATTGCGGAGCCAAGCCGCTTCAACCTCTCCGAGGATTTTTCGAGCAACATCTTTGGTGATACTTGACGTGGCGGATACGGTCCGGAAACGACCGTTCTCTAGCTCAACTGTCATAGGTTCTGGCGACTCGCCGGACCTTAGCTCAAAGTGAACCTTACGTGATTTTGATTCCTCACCGGCGCGGAAAATGACAATCGCGCTGTCGTAATACCCGCGAAGCGAGCCGGCACCACGGATAGCCACAAACGGATCACGGGCCATATCTTCTGACGATTTCTTGGTAGCGTGGTGCACCATAACAACGCAGGCTGATGGGTTGACCTGCTGCCGTATCGCCTCAACGCGCCCGGTAAGAAATCGCATAAGTTGAGCATTGTCGTTCTCGTTCTCTTGGTCAAAAACATTGGCCAGAGGATCGATGGCAATGATATCTGGCGGCTCATCGTGGAACGCCGCCTTGATCGTCTCGACGGCGGTTTTGACGCCGCCTTCGTTCAGGATCATGTGGAAGCGTTCCGACACGATCAGGTTTGTTGCCAGCAGCGCCTTTTCGTCCGGCGACAGTAATTTGAACTCGCGCGCACGCTTGCGGAGGAGTTTTCGGTTCATCTCGGCTTGAAGATAGAACACCCGGAGCGGCCGAGTGCACTTGAAGGTGTCCATCAGGAAGCTGGTGCCGGTTGCGGCCGCAACGAGCATTTCCTGCAAGAGGAATGATTTTTGAGCCTTGGGCGGACCCGCGATCAGGACGAACATGCCGGGTCCGGCAAAACCCGGCTCTATATAATCCGGCTCCTCGACAACTTCCTCAGTGAGCAACGTCACGAAGTCGGTTGTCTTGATCACACCGTCTTGCACCGCCGGCCTGGGCAGCGCCGGCGCGTCTGGTGTCCGCTCTGCTTCTTGCCACCCCACGGCCTCCGGCTTGACGCCGATCTGCTCGCACAGCCAGAACGCTGCCGCCTTGGCGTCTGGCGCTCCGCCGTGCTCGATCACGATATCAACCGGCGTCCGTTTCCCTTGGCGCGCATCGCCCATGTCGTGGACACCGAAGTCCACAATGCCGGTCGGCGCGATTGACAGATCCTCTTCGAGGTTGCGGCCAAGCTCTTTCGACGAGATGCGCCACGCACCTGTTCCGGTCTGAAAATGGGCCGCGCTACCGAACACGGCGGGCACCCAGGCTCCGGTGTTGCGGAGCGCCAGATCGTTGGCCCGGCGGAAGAATGTTGAGCGGTCAGCGGTAGGCTTCGCAGCGTTGAGTGCGGTCAATAGTTTTGGGGCCGATGGCGCTACAGACGCGGCCACCGATGTGGTCGGAGCGGGGAACGCCGCAGATAGTTCCGCTATGGTATAGCGGCTCTGGCCGGGCTCCCTGAGAGGCACGATGTTGGTGAGCTCGACGGTGCGGCCCGGCTTCACTGGCCACGCCACGGTGCCGGCAAGGCGCATGACGCGCGCCGGGTTGGTAACACTGGTGTCCGCGTCCATTGCCGCTGACATGGCCTTGAGCAATTCAGGCCATTGCGTCGTGTTGGTAATGGGCTCATCGAGTCGCCACCACAATTGCGCGCGGGTGTGCGGTTCGCGGCCGGTGACGACAACGAGCGTCGGCTTGTTCTCGCCATAGATATTCTTTGCCGCCGTCGCGGTGCCTGGGTCGTCAAGATCGACATAGGCGGCGGTGAGCGCGAAGGCGTCGGCGTCCTTGGCGCGGCCGAATGGTGCCGTATTTGGATGACGAAGGGCCGCGCCGATATAGACGTTGCACATCGGCGTCGCATTCAGTCGTGCAGCTTCTGCGGCAAGTGCCGATAGATTGTGGGTACTGAAAAGCTTGGCGTGACGGAGGCGATAGCGGCCAGCGTCGTCTGGCGTCGTGTCGGTCCACGCCAGTTCGACCAGCCCATCAGGAGCGCCGCCGAACAAATGTTCAACGTGCTGTGTCATCGCTGCGATGTCCGGCTGGAACATCGGCGTCACGATGGTTGTAGTTGGCTGCCCCACGGTATCCACTATTCGGTCGTCTATTCCTTGCCTCTACTCGTCACGCGGTGATCTGATAGAGTGACCGGGCCGCAGTGGGTCCGGTCACGTTGTCAAAGCGAAGTTGGGGCCTAA